CTAACCATGGCATTTACTTTCACCAACCTTAGTTCGTATACCGACCAAGAGCGGTTACCACTAATCACCAAAGCGGTATTTTCCGCTCGGTCAGCATCTTTGTTCACCAAGCAGGTGGGCATCAAGTTCGCTGCAAACCTCAACCTAATGGACACCGATGCGGTGTTGCAAGGTGGAGACGCTTGCGGATACACAACTTCCGGCACAACCACAATCAGCGCAAGGGTCTTGACCGTTGGCCGCATGAAAGTGATGGAAACTTTGTGTCCTCGCTCCTTGGAGCAGTATTGGACGCAGACCCAGTTGACTGCTGGTTCAATGTACGATGGCGTTCCTTTCGAGCAGGCGTTTGCCGAGCAGAAGGCTCTTCGCATTGCTGAGGCTTTGGAAACGGCAATTTGGCAGGGTAACGCTTACTTCAGCGGTATGCTTCAAATTTTGAACGCTGCTTCGGGTTCTACCATCAGCGGTAACACGGGTGCGGTTTCTGCCTCCGTTGGTATCACTTCATCGAATGTTATCGGCATCTTTGATAACATCTACAACCAAATCCCACAGGCCATCCTGACCAAGAACGACCTCGTAATCTTCTGCGGTTGGAATAACTACCGCACCTTGGTTCAAGCCTTTAAGCAAGGAACGAATACAGGTGGTTTGGCAGTATTGTACAACCAAGTTGACCTTGCGAGCCTTGCCAATGGTGAGTTCGTTTATCCCGGCACAAACGTCCGTGTCATTGCGGTTCCCGGATTGACTGGAACAAACCGAATCGTTGCATCTTACCTCGGTAACTTCCATTTAGGGACCGATTTGCTGTCCGACGAAGAGCAGTTTTCCATCTTTTATTCGAGGGACAACGACGAAGTACGGAGTATCGCAGCCTTCAAATGCGGGGTGCAACTGGCGTGGCCAGACTTGGTTGTAGACTTCCGCTTGACCTAATGTGTAGGGGGGAGGGAAACCTCCCCTCACTTTTTTGTTTTCTTGTAACTTAAAACCCAAACACATATGTCCTGCTCCCTAACTACTGGCTACGCCCTCGGCTGCCGTGATTCCGTAGGTGGAATCAAAACAATTTACGTCCAATCCTTCATCCCAACGGGGTCCTGCAATGCCAACCTTTCAGGTGCGGTTACGGGCTTCACGGGGTACGCTTCGGGTGGGTTCTTCGAGTATGACTTGACCAAGGCCACTTCGTCTTTGACTGAAACCTTGAATGCGAGCATCGAGAACGGTTCAATCTACTACACCCCCGAAGTAACGTTTACCATCAACAAACTGCAAGTTGCAGTACGCAACGAACTCCGTCTGCTGGTACGCAACCGTGTCATCGTCATCGTCCAAGACAACAACAATCGCTACTGGTTGTTAGGCTCTGCCAACGGCTTGGAAGCAACCGCTGGAACCGCTGGAACTGGTACTGCCTTCGGGGACCGCAGTGGATACGAGTTGACCTTGACCGGGATGGAACCTGACCCGATGTTCTCGATTGCATCCACAGTCTTTTCACCATCGACTGCACAGATACTCGGTTCATAGTATCTTTGGCTTAGGTTTTCATCACTGAGGTTTGAGAGGGGCAGTCAGCAATGGCTGCCCTTCTTATTTTTACGGCCATGAAGATTTGCATTGTCTATAACGCCCATCCAACCGGGTGCAGTTACTACCGCCTTGAAATGCCGAACGCTTACCTTGGCGACAACTACCCGGAGTTTGACTATGTGTGCGTTGAGAATATCACGACGATTAGCGACGAGGGATTGAAGTCGATTGACCTGTTCCTGTTCAGCAGGCTTTGGTGTCAGGGGACGATGGAGCAAGTCGAAAATGTTTACAAAGCCCTGACCCAATTCGGGGCGAAAGTCATCCTTGACTTGGACGATTACTGGGTCCTTGAATCGGGCCACATCATGTACCGCCACTATCACCAAACCAAACTCGCAGAGGTCATCCGTAAGCACATCAAATTGGCTGACTGGGTTACCTGTACCACCGAGCATCTTGCTGCCCGCATACGGCCTCTAAATGCGAATGTGAGCATCTTGCAGAACGAGCCATACGAAGCCTACCAACAATTCATCCCGAATCCTGACGAAGAACCCGACAAGCACCTCGTCAAGTTCGGTTGGTTCGGAGGGGCGCAGCACGGGGAAGATATGGAACTGCTCCGTGAGGGGATGCAGAAACTACGCTGGGATGCAAACCTTGACGGCAAGTACCGCCTCTACCTCGGAGGGTGGAACGACAACAACCCGGTTTACGAAGGCTACGAGAAAATCATAAGCGACCAAGGCAACAACCCGAACTACGGACGCATTCAGGCTGCTGACATCTACTCGTATGTCGGGGGCTACAACTTCGTCAACGTAACCCTTGCACCTTTGCGAGATACCAAGTTCAACAAACTGAAATCCGAGTTGAAGGTGGTCGAGGCAGGGTGGATGAACAAAGCGATTATCGCATCCGAAACCATCCCCTACACGGACGTAATCAAGCACGGGGAGAACGGATTTCTCGTTCCTTACAACAAGCCCAAGGACTGGTACAAGTACATCAAGCAGTTGATTCTTGACCCCGACCTACGCAAAGGCTTGGCTGACAACCTCACGAGGGACATCAAAAAGCAGTTCAACGTGGTCGAAACCGCCAAGAAGCGGGCCGAACTATACAGGCAGATTGGGCGCAAATTGTGAAATTCGGGGGCATCGCACATTTACAAGCAGATGCTTTATTTGAATCCCAATACGACCAACACCCTGACGGTTACTTGGACCGAGCGAGCCAGCACGGGGGACCGTTACATCTTGCGACTCACAAGCATCGCCAAGAACACCACGACCGATTTCACCCTGCTGAAATCCGCAAACCTTTCATCCTACACCAACCGCTATGACCAATTTTCGATTGCCGTGGGGTCGCTTGAAACAGGCTCGTATAAGTATGAAGTTTACGATACCAATAGCACGGTTGCCGCTGCTTTGGCGGTCGTTGAAACGGGCTTGGCTTTTGTACAAACCGCAACGATAGGCTTCAATACCTACGCAAACACAACCACTTACAACACCTTCCTCGCATCCAGCGTGAGGGTTTTCGATTCAACCTTTGACCAATCCTTCGCATGAGCGTACAAACACGAAGCGACCTCCAAGCGAGTGCTGCTACCATTACCAACGAAACCGCTGCCGGGGCGAACACCGCATCCCGTGTGGGGGGTCTATTCGACGACCTTGCAGACACCGCAACGCTTGACCGGGAACGGGGCTTTGCGAACCTTTACCTCGATACCAACACGGCTTTCACCCCAACGCAGGGGCAAAGGGTTAAGTTGACAAGTGCGATGCAATCAGGCGTTTTGTCAACCTACAATTTCTCACGGACTAACAACTCGCTGACCTACACAGGCACAACAGGTGCGACCCTTCGCATCGCTGCATCCATGGTCTTGGCACAGGGCAACAACAACCAAATCAAGGTTTACATCGCCAAGAACGGCACAGCGATAGACCAGTCAATGACTGACATCACGACGACCCACACCAACGGCCATGCGATTTACACGGAAGCCTACGTTACGGGTGCAGTCAACGATGAGTTCACCATCTACGTCAACGCAATCGATAGCGGTGCAAGTATCACGATTTCAGCCCTTTCATTTACCATCCACACGCTATGAGTAATAAATCTACTCAACACTTCACCCAATGGTTGGGGATAGAGCATAAGGTCCCCGTGATGCTGGAGAACCGCTCCGGCAAGTACATCACCTACGGCTTTGCCAACGAATACCCCTACTACCTGCTGGACAACTATCGCAGGTCGTCCAAGCACAACGCTATCGTCAACGGCAAGGTGAACTACATCATGGGCGGAGGATGGCAGGCAGGGGATGACTTGACCGTGGAGCAAGAGGCCCGGTTCATCAAGTTCTTCGATGGAATGTCCAGCACCGAGGACCTCAACGACATCACGGAGAAACTGGTCCTTGACTTGGAACTATTCAACGGCTTTGCGGTTGCGGTTACTTGGTCCAAACTTGGGACCATCGCCAAGATGGAGCACGTCCCGTTCGAGAAAATCAGGGTGGACAAGGAAGAAAAGATGTTCCAAGTCGCTGACTGGTATAACGACGACATGATGCAGTTGTTCCCCAAGGTCGGGGACATCGAGAAGATTCCGGCCTTCGACCCGGAGAACCGCCTCGGAAAGCAGTTGTTCTACTATCGGGTCTATGCTGCTGGCGTTAAACACTACCCTTTGCCGGAATACATCGGGGGGAACGCTTGGATTGAGGCAGACGTGCAAGTGGCGAACTTCCACAACAACAACCTCCGCAACAACTTTTGGGGCGGTTACTTGATTAATTTCAACAACGGCATCCCGACCCCCGAAGAACAGGGCGACATCGAGAGGCAAATCAAACGCAAGTTTTCGGGAACCGACAACGCTGGTCGCTTCGTTGTAACCTTCAACGACGATGCAGCCAAGGCCCCGACGCTGGAACCGCTCACTCCGAGCGACATGGATAAGCAGTTCGAAATCCTGAACAAAGCCATCCAGCAAGAGATATTCATCGCACATCGTGTAACGAATCCAGCGTTATTCGGTGTCAAAACCGAGGGCCAACTCGGAGGAAGGACTGAATTAGTTGAGGCTTACGAGTTGTTCAAGGCCACCTACGTCAACGACCGGGTCCGCAAAGTGGAGCGGATGATAAACTACCTCGGTTCCTTCAATGGAGTGGAAGGGATGGAACTTATCCCCGTAGAGCCTATCACGGAGCGACTAAGCGAGCAAGCCCTCTTGCAGATAATGACCCAAGACGAACTTCGGGAAAAAGCAGGTCTGCAACCCTTGGAGAAACCTGCCGACGTGGTGGGACCTAATCCCCAACCCGATGAGCAACCGCAAGCCGTGGAAGCCTTGCAGAGCAACGACAACATCAAGAAGTTGTCGGGCCGTGAGTATCAAAACCTGATGCGAATCGTGCGTCAGTATATGCAGGAGAAAATCACGCTGGAGATGGCTCGGACCATGCTCTCGGCTGGGTTCGGTTTGTCTGCCCAAGAGATTGACACGATGCTCGGAGTGCAGGCCCAAGAGTTCAGCGAACCGACTTGGGGCCAAGATGACGACGAGGACTACGGATGGGGCGATGAAGAATTCAAAGTCTTGGAGGTCGTTGC